GCCGACCTGATCGGTGCCTCAAAGGGCCGATTGATGCAGAAACTTCTCGGTGGCGAAATTCTTCACGGCAAACAGCCGGGTGAAATAGCCGCCAACATGCTTGCCGCCCGTGACCTGCTGGTCTGGTCGGCGCAGAAGGTCGATGAACTGGCGAAGCTTGTTCACACCGGCAATGCCGATGATCTGATAAAGGTCGGCTTCGACACGGTTGAGGAAGCGGCGGTTGCCATGAACCGACAGGCGGCGCTCCATGTCGCCATCCAGGCCAAGGTCAAGGGCGCCAAGACCGAGATCGCCAGGACGCAATCAGCGCAGAGAATTGCCGCCCGTGGTGATCCTTTACGCGACCAGAATATTGCCGCCATGTTGGAGGGCGGCGGTGGCTTGGCCTTCGCCAAGAAAAAGGCAGCGATGCTTTTATCATATGAAGACCCCGTACAAAGAGCAAACTTTTTACGCCGGTCGAAGACCGCCAAGACCTTCGATGCACTTTACGAAGCGTGGGTCAACGGTCTGTTGTCGAACCCCGTCACACATATGGTTAACCTACTCGGCAATTTCTTCCACATGACCGGACAGGTTGTGGTGCGCGGCACCGCTGCCGCATTTGCCAGAGCGCGTCGAGCCAGGACCGGGGAGAACAACGGTGTTCAGAGTGGCGAAGGCACGGCGATGACATTCGCCATTTGGATGGCAATGCGGGATGCAAGTAAAATGGCCGGCAAGGTCTTCAAAGACCCGTCCGGTGAGATCATGGCGAAGGTTGAGCCGGGTGTAAAACTTCGGCAAAACTCATTCTCGGCGGAAGGCTTTGAGGCCAGCGGCATAGCCGGCAAGGCGTTTGACCTCGGCGGAACCCTGCTGACGATGGGGCGGGTAGGGACCAGGGGGCTTGCCGCCGGCGATGTGTTCTTCAAGGTGCTTTCACAGCGGATGGAAATATATGCGCGGGCTTATCGGGAGACTGCGCTGGAATTTGGCGACACTGCCGCCAGCCGGATGGATGAGTTCTCCGAGGCGCTGGCCGACCGCATGGCGAACCCGACAGCAGCGACACAAGAGGCGGCGTTCGACTTCGGCCGCTATGTTACCTTCACCGGTCAATTGGGTTCATTCGGCTCGGCCGCACAAACCATCGCAGCGAACGGATTCATCCGCTGGTTCGTTCCTTTTTTGAGGACGCCCGCGAACATTATTAAGACTTCCTGGGAATACACGCCCATGCACATGGCGACCGAGAGGTACAGGACTGCCATCGCCCAAGGCGGCGAGGCGGCTGACCTGGCGAAGGCGCGGGTTGCGCTCGGGACAGCGACCATGGTTAGCGTGGCCGGGTTGGCGAGGGCCGGCTTCATTACCGGCGGTGGCCCGTCCGACGCCGTCCTCCGCGAAAATTTGACGCGGCAGGGGTGGCAACCGTACAGCATCAAGATCGGCGACAGATATTATTCGTACAAGCGGATTGAGCCGTTCGCTACGGTCATTGGCATTGCCGCCGACCTCACCGCGATTGCGGGTCAGGTATACGACACCGGCAAGTATGACAAGATCGTCACGTCCCTTGCCGTGGCGCTGGCGAAGAACGTCACCAGCAAGACCTATATGGAAGGCTTTAGCAAATTGATCGACGTGATCCAGAACCCGGAACGCTACGGGCAAGCTGCCATTGAGAATTTCATGCGGACTATAATGCCGCGGATTGGCGCCAACATCGAGAGGCAATTCGACCCAGAACTTAGATACACGCGGGGTTTGCTTGATGCTCTGATACAAGATGTTCCCGGTTTCTCTTCTATTCTGCAACCGGATGTTGATCTGTGGGGCCGGCACGTTGTCTATGAAACCGGGCCCTACGGCACCGGCATGATCAATCCTTTTTATACGTCTACCGAGAAACCCAACCCGGTGGACGCCGAAATGGACCGCTTACAATTTGGAATGGATGTTCCCGGCGAAGTGATACCCACCGTACAGACCGACGTAAAATTACAGGCGAAAGAACTTTATGACTACCGGGTCAAGGCCGGCCAATTCAGCTTGGCCCGTGCCAAGGCCGAATTGCTGACCGAGGAATACAGAACGAGCAAGTCCGACGAACACAAGAAGATACTACTTCACCAAGCCATCATGGATGGTCGCAAGGACGCCCAGGATTGGCTGCTGGACGAAGGATGGAGAAAACGCCGCCGCCGCCACCAGCGATATCTTTTTAAATACTCGTCAGAAATCATGGGAAAGCCCAGTGAACATGCGGATACGATAACCAAAATGATCAACATGATTCTTGATGACCGTGAACAGAGGTTAGAACAATGACCGTAACAGCAACCACCACCACATCCAGCGTCACCGGCGACGGTTCCGCGACCGAGTTCGCGACCGGCTTCGCGTTCCAGGGTACAGGTTCTACATCGGAACTGGTCGTGGTCGAGCGCGTCATCGCAACAGGTGCCGAGACAACCAAAAGTTATACCAGTCACTACACCGTGACCGGCGGCGACGGCTCGACCGGCACGGTCATTGCCGTGACGGCGCCGGCGTCCACGGTCGAGTGGCACATCCGGCGGAATACCACCCAAACACAAACCACCGACTATGTCGAGAATGACCCCTTCCCGGCCAACACTCATGAGACGGCGTTAGATCGGGCGATAATGATCCTGCAAGAGCATGAAACCGACATTGCCCTGACGTTCGCATTTCCCGACACCTACACGGGTGGTGCCTCGACGGCTATGCCGGAACCGGCCGCGTCGAAACTGCTGGCCTGGAACAGTTCAGCCAACGCCTTGGAAAATATTACCGTTGCCAGCATCGGCGCCATAGCGGCATCAGATGCCACGCCGATTATCGAAGGCACCGGCGCTGCCGGCACGGCGACCACATACGCCCGCGGCGACCACGTTCACCCATCTGGTGCCACTTCCGTTGTGGCGGACACGACCCCGCAACTCGGCGGACAGCTTGACGTGAACGGACAGGCAATCGGTGACGGCACCCGCGAATTGCTGACGTTCACGGAAGATGGCAGTGCGGTCAATCATGTGAACATAGAGAACCAAGCAAGCGGGGGCGGGCCAATCCTCCGCTCGGCAGGTGATGACAGCAACATCGATCTTAACCTTGAAAGCAAGGGAACCGGCCTGATCCATATGAGCGATCTGGTGAGGTTCACCGTCGGCGCCGATGTCGCCAGCGCAACGTCATTGCCATTGGTTAAAGATGGGACATTCGTCGATGTAACTGGCACCACGACCGTGACCTCGCTGGCCTCGACCGGCATCGGTTCGATGATTGTGGTGCAGTTCGACGCCGCATTAATTTTGACACATCATAGCACCGACCTAATTCTGCCCGGCGCTGCGAATATCACGACAGCCGCTGGTGATGTTGCCGTATTTTATGAATATGCCAGTGGCGATTATCGCTGCATATCGTACCAAGTTGCGGCCAGCGCGCCCGGTGGCGGTGGCGCCTGGACGGTGATTGAGGAGCAAACCGCTTCTGCATCCGCCAATCTTAATTTCGACTTGGATAATACCACTTATAAGAATTTCCGGTTCTGGGGAGCGAATTTACTACCTGCGACGGATGCCGTTTCACTGGAGATGACCTACTCAGTTGACGGTGGTTCCGCTTGGCTGAGTGGCGGGTATTATTGGGGTGCGCAGGGGCTTGTTGTCGGCGTCGCCGCCGATACTCATGGAGAAAATAACGCGGATACCTTCATCTTGACAGGGCGGTCTGCCGCCACCTGGGGCAACGCCGCCACCGAGGGAGGCAATTTCGTCATTAACATTATTCGTCCTGTTAACACTGACAATGTGGGTTGGACCGGCAACGGAATGTTTCTCTCCGCTAGCACTCAAGCCTCTCATTGGGTTGGCGCAGGGCATAACGTCACCGGCGGGAACGATATCGACAATATCAAATTTGCATTTTCCTCAGGCAACATCGCCAGTGGTAAAATTTTGTTGGAAGGGCAAGCGATATGACGCGAGAAGAAAAGCTACTGGCCATCGCCGCCGAAGGGCGCGAGGTTGTCGATATGGATAACGTCGATGCCAACCGCCGCCATTCGCCGCGCCACGGGATCATGTGCTATATGCTCCCCGCTGAGAACGCTGTTAGAGACGCCGAGGAAGCCACTGCCGAGGCTGATATGGCTGATTATATCGCCAACCACAAATATAAAGATGATCGTCGCGCTGAATATCCTGATCTGGGCGACTTTGCCGACGCCGTTTATTGGGCGCAGAAGGGCGACGATAGCAAGATGGTGGACTGGATTGCTTGTTGCGATGCAGTCAAGGTTAATAACCCCAAGTTGTAGCCTACAGTATGTTGGAACAATTGCTTCAAGACTGGCGCTTTTTGCTGGCGGTCGCCGCCGCCGCCGTCGCCATCGGTGAGGGCCGCTATAAGCTAAGTCGCCATGAGAGGGCGATTGATTCGCTGCTGGCTGATAAGCTTGCCGCCGCCACCATCGCTGCCGAGATCAAAGGCATGGCCCAGGATTTGCGCGAACTGAAATCCGGCATTCAGGCGTTTAGCCTGAAGTATGACAATGGCACGGCGCGTCTGTGGGCCCAGCTTGAAGAATTAAGCATCGATACGAAAGAGAGGCTTGCCAAGATCGAGGGCCAGATCGGTTAGATGGCTCGAATTTTCACGTCCGATCATGTAGATGTGGTGACGGCGAAGCATTTGTATGAGACGATGACGATGGATGCCATCGCCGAAAAGATGGGCATGAACAGATCAAAAGTTCAGCGCCTATTGCGGGTGCCTGATGCGGCGCCAACCACCCCTACCCTGCCGATATTTCCAGACGAAGATATCGAGGCCGAGGAAATCCTCGACCACATGGAGCATCGGTTTGAGAAGCGGCTGGAACATGATGCCGCGCTCAAATGGTTCAGCATCAGGATGCCGACCAACGAGCCGATGGGTCTCACCTTTGTTGGTGACCCGCACATCGGCGACACGGGTTGCAACATCAAACTGCTGCGCGAGGATTGCCAGACCATGGCGCTCACGCCGGGGATGCATGCCGTAAATTTGGGCGACACGACCAACGGGTGGGGCGGGTATCTCATAAGACTTTACGCGGAGATGGACAGCTCACGCGAGACAGAGCATCGCCTGGCTCGGTGGTTCCTACAAGAGAGTGGTGTGCCTTGGCTGATCTGGTTGATGGGCAACCACGATCTGATGGATGGCGAGTTCGCTGCGTACATCAAGACACTGAACGCCCACCAGATACCTATGTTGGATTGGCGGGCGCAATTTAAGCTGGTGTTCCCCAACGGCAAAGAAGCGCGTATCGACGCGGCGCACAACCACAAAGGCACCAGCATATACAACAAGCTACACGGTCAGAAACGTGCGGCGCTTTGGGAAGAAAACGCCGATGTATATGTCGCCGGCCACCATCACAACTGTGCCATCACCCAGGAAGAACTTGATGATGGGCGCTGGGTAACCATGATGCGGGCGCGTGGCTACAAGTGGATCGATGCGTGGGCGGCAATCCACCAGTTTCGCGACAATCGGCACGGCGCATCCGTCATGCTGGTCATCGATCCCAAGGCCGAAAGCGCAACCGAATTTATCCACCCATTCGCCGACATCAAGACCGGCGCCAGGTATCTAACATATCTTAGGAGTAAATGAATTGTTGACACTTCTCGGATCACTGCTGGGTTTTGGAACATCGTTCCTGCCCAAGGTCATGGATTATTTTCAAGATAAATCTGATAAAATCCATGAGCTTCAGATTATGCGGGCGCAAGCCGAGATCGAACTGGACAAGACCGCCATCGAAGCCAACATCCGCGAGATCGAGGCGGTTCATAAAGAGCATGCCAGCGTGGTACGCAAGGCATCTCAGTTCTTCATAAACCTCAGTTCCTCAGTGAGGCCGATAGTCACTTACTTGTTCGTCATAGAGTGGTGCATCATCACATACGCCATCGCGTTCCTGTTGATACGCCAGGACGGCGTCACCATCGACGCCCTGCGCCAGATACTCGATGAGGATTTCATGGCAATTTTCGCCGCCATAATTTCGTTCTGGTTTGGCGACCGTAGGTTCGGTCGAAATGCAAACAAATGATGCTGGACTTCACATCATCAAAATATGCGAAGGTTTCCGCCGCCGACCGTATTTGGATGTGGGCGGCGTTGTTACTGTGGGCCATGGCACTACCCGTGGCTGGGATAATCGACCTCTCACGATGGACCTGGCGCCGATTACGCGGGCCGATGCAGAGGCTTTTCTCAAACGCGATGTCGTGGCTACGGAAGGGTTTGTCTCGCGTCTGGTCAAAGTGGATTTGAACGCGAACGAGTTCAGCAGTCTGGTCTCTTTTACCTACAATGTCGGCGCCGGGAACCTGCAAAGATCAAAACTCCGCATGGCTCTGAACCGTGGACACAGGCTCGATGCGGCCGATGAATTTCAATGGTGGCGCCGCGCCGCTGGGCGTATTTACCGCGGGCTTGTTCGTCGCCGATCCATGGAGCGGGAGTTGTTTCTGGATGAAAATTTTTAGCAGTTGACCGATGCCGCGGATATTCCATGCTGCAATGTTCACGGCAATTTTGGGTGCATGCGTGGCCAACGTCACGTCGGTGCCGGTGGCGGTGCCAGTGCCGGTGGAGGTGTGTGCCACGTCTACCATGGCAACGGTGCGCGCAGAAGCGCGTAAGCAGACGGGCGTCGATCCGACGATATTGACCGGCGATGATGCAGAGGTATTTATCGCGGCCTTCAACAAGTCACCGCCGTTGTCCACGGTTGTCGCCGACGAAATCGTTCTGGTTGCGGCTGGCCCAGGAACCGCGTTCATCATGATGGGGTTGCGTGGGTGTCTGGTCCAAACCGCGAGGTCATTGTGGTACTACATTTCCCAGTGGCGAGGCGGTAAAATTCCCGGTATCGATAGCTAAGAAAAACGCCCGGTATTGAAACCGGGCGCTGGAATTTACAAAGACACTAGCATGATCAATATGGCGATGATGCCGATGACGATATCCATTTTGCTTTCCCTTTCATTGCACCAGTTCCTTTAGCCTATTGAACCGTTCCGATACCAGCGGCGCGTGGTACTCTGAGTTGTCGGCGTGATGTGGATGGCGTTGGCGAAACACTTGCCAGGCATCGTGGGCCTGAAAATATATCTTCGCCGCCGCCGCGATCTGTCGCAGCTTTGGCACCTCTGTGTCAACATCTGCGACGATGGCGATGGTCCTGGCTCGGTGAGGCAACCGCGTAATATAGCCGCGCATTTCCAATGCGGTTACCAGCCGAGAGGCGCCACTCTTCGACGCCAACCCCATACCATTGAGAATATCCTCATAGCTTGGCGCGTTGCCATTGGCATCGATGTATCCATCGATAAACTCCAGGCACCGCCGCTGCTGCTTGGTCAGGCCCGCCCTCATTCCCCTGCCTCCTTCGCCTTGGCACTCAATTCTCCCGCCTCCTTCGCCTTCGCCGACAGCATGCGGATCAGCCGCCTGTAGTCCTTGGCAAGCTGTTCCGCCATCGCTGGAGCCTCATCCTTAATACGGGCGATGGTGTCGTTGTTTTTCTTTTTGAACGCGGCGATATCGTGCCGGCGAACAGTGAAAATGCATTCGCCATCGTCGGCGATGCGATTGACCACGTCGGTGAACGTGGCGATCCACTCGGATACGGACCCACAGGCGTCGATCTCGCCGTCATTGGGCATAACCAACTCCCACGCCGGGGCATCGGGGTCCATTTCCTCGACAGGCGTCTCAGAGGACGCCTCAAGCGTTTGCGTATCTTCCGGCACCCCAGGGCCATCGGCCACCTCTGAAGCCTCTGTGGCCTCAACCTCGCTGGCCTTTTTTCCCGGTTTCGGCGCCGCAATGGCGTCGAGCGGGTTCACCGGCGGCGTGACATCCTTGATCGGATAGTCTTCTGCCTCATCTACACTGATGACGCCTTTGAGGGCGTCGGGGAACGCATCGCGCACCGCAAATCCCCTCGCCCGCATCGCCAGCATCCTTTTTGGATACTGCTTCCAGGGACCGCCCTTCCCCCACAGGTTGGCGCGTTTGGCATCACCGACAGAAAATGTCCGCGTGGTGACAACGTCTCGGTTTTTTACCACCCGCACAATCGTGCAAGTAGCCTCTTCCCCTTCGATGTTTTCTTGATGCCCGCCATATTCTGGGTGGCTGGTCACCAGCGCCATCATGGCATCGCCATATATGGCCGGCTTTCCATTGATGACGGCAATTCCCTGCAAGGCTTGCATCGGCGGCAAACCTATTTCGCTGCCCCATTGGATGGCGACAAGGATATCGCCGGGCTTTCCCTTAAAGTTTGCCGGCACCATCGATGACGACGCCAGTGTCTCGCTGAACTTGACGGCGCCTTCGAACGTGGTCGGCGTCAGCATGCCGGTGGTTGCTGGGATACCCATCACGCCACCTCCTTCACGGTTACCGTCTTGGAACGGACAGTCTTCGCCGCCTTGGCCGGCGTGGTCTTTTCCGGCTGCGCCTTCATGTTTCGCATCCCCCACTTGATCTCGTAGGCGCCGCACTTGGCGAGGCCGTGGTTGCCCATATAACTCTGGATCGCGAGGTTTGCGTCACCTATCACCTGTTCACACGTTTTGATCGCTTCCTTAGAAGTTACTATGGCCTTGGCGAAGGTCGCGCATTCTGCTTCAAGGATGATCGGCACCTCCTCATCTGCTTCCGGGTACAGCAGTAGCGCATCGCCGGGGTGGGCCCGTTCCAGATCGTACCATTCGCCCGTCGTGAGGCGCTGGTCGAAATCCAGCACCGCTTCCGAGATGGCGGCGACGGTGCCAGGGTGCGGCGCGAACAGGAATATCCGCATTTCGATGCCTTGATACAGGACGCATACCGCGGCCCACTTGAATCCAGAACACATCATCTGACCCTGCGCCTGGATCGGGCCGCGATGCAGCGCCGGCACGTCTTCCGGCCGCACCGAGGTGACCTTGTTTTCGATGCAACCGCAGCCGTCCAGGGTAATGATGTCGGCGCCGACCACATAGATGCCGGCGTCGGGATCGGTGACGAACGTCACCGGTTTCTCGAACTCACCGACAGCGTCGAGCGATGCCTGGAGGGGGAGTTCCGGGTGGATGTACGGCTCGGTGATCTCGGTCACCAGCCGGTCCACGCCGAGGCGTTCGCCGGCGATCTTGATGCAGACCGGCTCTAGTGTATTCCCCCAGCCTGTTGCCTCGTTGCCGGCCCAAGGTTCAAGGGTGCCGGCGATGGCATCCCTCGAATATTGAAGTTCCTCATTGCGGCTACTGTAGGGCGAATGCCCCAATAGAGCGGGCAGTCGTGAAACACTCATCTGTTTATCGTCCGTTACTTTTCCAACCATTTCATGGCTCCTGTTGTGTATGTTTTAGGGTTGTTGTCAGCGGGCTTGACAGCCCAATATTGCTCAACCGGCATGACACCAGACGATGGCTTTACCGTTACTTTTCCAACCATCGGCATGACACCAGACGATGGCTTTGCGGCCCGACGAATTGGGCCGGCGGGCGCCAGTGTCCTTTATCATTCCAAGTTTGTTGAGTTCCGTGACACGGGGGCGAATGGTGAGGATGCTTTCCCCCAGCCGGTCGGCGATTTCGTCCGCGGTAAAGCCACCACGCGACAGCACCGTCAGGCACTTTTCGCGCAGCGTGCTGACCCGCGGCCGCACTTGTTCAGCGGCGTCGATTGATGTATCAACGGTCGCCACTCCCGGTCCTGCCGGGTATCGGTCAAAGAGGTCCATGATCAGACCTCAAAAACCGATAGCAGCACCAGCGCCGCCGTCAAGGCGATAAAAATCAACGCTGCTGCTAGGATTGAACCCCAGACCCAATTCACAAATTGTATGATTGGCTCCGTTCTATCCTCACTATAAATTATGCGACAACATCTCATGCTTCCACTCCTTCCAGTTAGGTTGAATGTGGCCCTTCACCACTTGTCTAGCCGGCTGTCGGTTTCTCCCGCCAGCCACTTCATATCGCCGTCCGCGTAAGATTTAAGCACCTGATTGGCGCCATATACGGTAACGCGGGCGTCGAACATTTTGTTCACGTTGGTCTGCCTCTTCCGGCCGGCGATCTCGTCCAATACTTGCGCCAGTTCCATCAGGACATTGGCGGCATTTCTAACATGATCGGTGTGTAATAGCGGTATCGCCAGCCGTGCGCCAGATGTTCCCATCAGTCGCAGGGCGCGGAGTTGTTCCTGTTGCGAATTAAGCAAGAACCGATTTTCTTTTTTGGGCATTCCCTATTCTCCGTTTTTATATGGTGGCGCTCGTTTGCGCGGCGCCGCCCTCATATGCCGTTTGGAACATTATCAGAACATACGGCCCGTGTAAATGCCGCAATGCACTGTTTTGGTTGTTCCCTAATCATTCCTGTCACCCCTACCCCTTCCGGTCTAAAATTGACTTGACCTGTTGCGGGTGCCAGTTGGCGCGGCCGGTCGAGGTCTTGATGCCGCGGGCCTTGAGGGCGGTGGCGATCTCGCGCAGGGTTTTCAAGCCAGCCGCTTGAATCTGTTCGATGATGGGCAAGGTATTTTCAGCGAACTGCTGGGCGATAGCCGATTGCGTGGCGCGTCCATTGTGTCCCATATTGCGCAGCACGGCGCTGTCCTGCTGCCCGAGGCGGTCGATTTTCTTGCCGGCCTTGGTGACGCCCTTTTTCTTGAGCGCCGCCAGCGCCGCCTTGGTGCGCTCGGAAATTTGGTCCCGCTCATATTCGGCCATTGCCGCCAGGATGTGCAAGGTCAGCCGGTTGGCATGCGGGTTGTCGGCTGCGACGAAATCCACCTTGCTATCCATCATGTTGGTGATGAAGGCGAGGTTGCGCGACAGCCGGTCCAATTTGGCGACCACCAGCGTGGCCTTTGTCTTCTTGCAAAGCTCTATGGCGGCGTCGAGTTGCGGCCGGTCATTCTTC